TCTTTCATATTAATATTCTACCCCAATTGTTGCATTTGCTATCCAGTTATATCCAGTGCTAATTCCCTTTGTTCTGCCCTGTTTTGATCCCGCCCTAATATTTTCTTTGTATGAAATTGGATTTTCCAGGTAATCTAAAATTCCACTTGCACGTAAAAATGATTGAGTAAAATATCTATTAAAAAATGTATCAAATGCTTTTTCATATGCACCCTGAACTTCATCTCCTCCAGGATTTTCTACCTTTACTGGATTTGACGTAAACACTTGTTCTCCATTATCTTCAAAAACTAAAACTTTTGACCTTCTTGGTTTTATAATAACTGGAGTTCTATTTTCCATAATTTGTGCTTTATTTATAAACGGAACGGTTGATCCATTTTTTATTGACTTAGACTGTTTAAATGTTGAATTAAAAAATATACTGTCTTTATTATTACTTGCATATGTTATATCATATAATCTTGCACCTGGACTACCAACCTGGTTCCATTCATAAATATGATGTAGCGCTCCAGGACTCATTCTTGCTGTAACATCTATATATTGTTTAAATGCTCCTACGGTGCTTGATGCTAAATTATTTAAAAAAACCCTATGTCCTTTTTTAGTTCCATCTAAAAATCCTAAAGAATACTCAACAACGTTGTTCATCATTTTTTCAAACATTAATGTGTTTGCCTTTGCGTTTAACACTAGTCATCAACACCTTGATTTTCTGCTCTTCTTATTAATATTTTATAATATTCAATATTACCAAATGGTCCTACCAATGGCTCCATTGTTGCAATTTCATAGATTGTTCCGCGATCTTCTCTTTGTCCAGATGTTTCTTTATAAATTAATTCTCCAGAACAATTTCTAATGTTTGTAATTAATACGTTTGTAATTGAATTGTTTGTTCCATCTTTTCCAATACGGATATCATTTTTTACCCTGCCTAACAGCATGTTTTCATATTGAACAAATACTTTTGGCTTAACTTCTTCTTCAAATGCTGAACCAACTGGAGCAAGATTAGTTACAATAGTTCTATCGAATCCCCAGTCTTTTTTTACTTGACCATAAATATCTTGTTTAACAATTGGATGATATATATCTGCAATCATTGGGTACATAAAGTCTATTTCGTTGCATAGCATTACAATACTCCAGGAACAATGATGCGACTCGCATATCTCTCAAGAATCTTATCAACAATTAAATTACCAGTTCCATTGAACAAAGACTTTTCAAACTGAATTCTAAATTGATCTGTATTATACGCAGATGCATACCTCTTAAAATAATCTAACCTTCCACACTTAATGTCATCCATTAACATTAATGTTGCTTCTTTAATGTCTGTGGGAACAACTTTATATCCTGTCTCTACTATAAATGTGTAGTCAGAACTCTTTGAAAATGTATTTCCCCAGCCAATTGGACCTAACCAATCTGACTGTGCTGTCGGCATCATTAAAGGTGCTTGATCTGCTCTATTGTATGCCCCAGTAATTTCTTGAATAATACCAGTCTTATTATCACTCAACTTATAGGTAACTCCAAAAATTGCTGGCTCTTCTAAAGAAGAATCATACCAAAGTTCGTTGTTTTGATAAACCTTTAATACTTTTCTGGTACGTGGTTTAACTGGAGCATAATCAGTATTTAATCCTATATGCTCAATTGTTTCGGTTGTATAATAAAAGCCACCTGTAATAGCATCAATAATTAATCTTGCTGTTAATTCTCTTTGAGTTGTTTCTGCTATTTCTGTTGCTGTTGTTTCAAGAGTTGCTGGATCTACATAAGGCCTTTTAATTTCAAGCATGTCTTCAACAACAATGTCTTCATCTTGTTCTTGAATTCTTAAGGCATAAACCTTGTCATATAAATGCCAGTCATCTGTTTCAAACGTATAGTTTAGTTTTTTACCAGATGTCGAGGTTATTGTTTCTTCTAAAATAACCGCATCTCTATCTTCGTCTTCAATAATCAAATCATATGCTGTAGATGCTGCTGGAACAGCATACGAAATGCTTAACGGGTATGGTGGAAGACGAAGAATTTTCATTTATTTTTGCAGTAGTATTTTGCTAACTCAACAGCACTTACCTCTCGAACCGACTTTGATTTCAAAAAAACGTCTAAGTTTGTTTTATCAATAATAGAAAATCCTTGATCAATATGACCATATCCATCAAAGTATAAGTTTTTATCAGAAAAAATAACTGTTTGATCATTGACCTCTACGGCCTTAGATACTACTTTTTTTGTTGTACTTGCCATTTTTGCTCCTTAATCGTACCTTAATTATATCAGATTGTTAAAAAGGGCAGAGGACGAATCCCCTGCCCTAATTAATTGCTTAATGATTAGGAAGCAGCAACGTCCTTATAGGCAATTGCATCTTCTTCTTCAATTTGGATACCAAAACGAACAAATACTGTATATTCGATAGTATCTTTCTTTGGTTGATACTGACGATTTACAGTGATATCGCGTTGGAAACCCCAGATACGGTTTGCTGGGAATGTCAAATCAACATAATCTGCTGGATAGTAAGGAACTTCCATTACGTCAATGCCGAGTACGCGAGTGGTACGTGCATCTCCAATAACTTGTCCTTGACCATCAAGGTATGCTTGACGATTTGCTTGTGTGCTACCTGTGCGTGTTGAAAAAGCCTCAGAAATAGCATCTGCAAGAGTACCGTTGTTACGAACAATGCTTTGGAACACATCTGTACCAGCATAGAACTTAAGATTACTCTTAAGTGCGCGATACTTACGTGGCATTGCATTGATAATGCCTTGCATAACTGGTGTTGTCCAGTTATCAGACGAAACGGCTGGAAGCACAGAATCATGTGCATCTCCGTTAGTGGTAACTAAGTGATGGAAGCCTTCCATAATTGAAAGGAAGTTTCCTGTTGCACCATCTCCGTTGATAGCCAAATCTTCGATATCATTACCGAATGCATTGGTCATCAAGCGAACAAGATGATCTTCAAGTGCAGCGCCTTCAACGTTATCTTCAAGCGCTTCTGTAGTAACTTCCCAATCAAGACGAATCTTCTTGGTTGTAAGTTCTACTTTAGAAAATGTTGCACCAGTATTGGTGTAAACACCATCACCTTGAGAAGCGGCGCGAATAACACGCTCACCAACATTAACTTTTTCAAGTTCCATTGTGTTGGCTCGCATGGTAACTCTACGTCCATCTTTAGCGAGAACTGTAGCATCCCAGACATAATCAATAAATTGACGTGCCTGTTCTGGTCTCAGAATTCCACTAGCGGCAGATCCCGAAGGATTTACAGCGTTTGCACCAGTTGTTACACCGAATTGTGCTGTTGGGATGTTGCCCAAGGTGGCTGCACCTGGGGATGAAACACCACCGATTCCACCAGAAGCAAAGCCACCATCCGAGTTGTATAGACCCGAGTCTGATGCGCCACCGCTGCCTGGTTGATTTTTAATAATTTCTTCTGACATATTGTTCACCTCCTAGTGAATTTCCTTATCTAAATAGGTCAGTTGCGAGGAAACGACCACCCCATAAGGATTTCTGAACCATTTCTGGCTCCTGTACGATCTCGCCTAGATCGCCAGACTTGCGGAAAGCAGTATCTTGCTCTACAGCGTCTACTCTCTTTCCAAACTCATCATTACTTTCTTTGACGCTCTTAACCTCTTTAGATACGTCTGTAATGTACTTGCTTAACTCAGCAACTTGAGTCTGGACCAATTTTATGGTCTCTTCATTCAAAGACTTAATAGTTGCTGCTAGATCGCCAAAGGCACTCGCAAGAGTTTCTTTAATTTCGGCAACTGCATTGACTACTACCTCATCAGATTTTACAATTTCTTCAGTTGCTTTTGCAACCTCTTCTGACTTGGCAAGTTCAGTCTCAACAACTGCTTCGGTTGCCTCAGTTGTTTCAGCAGCGGGTGCTTCTTCAACCTCAACACTCTTGGTAACAGTATCAACATCTGTTGCCTCTGGAGCGACCTTAACATCTTCAACAACTGCTGTTGTTTCGTTTGTCATAGGACTTACCTCCTTTTGAATCTCAGTTGTACTAATACCTTTGGCACTATCAACTAAGAACTTTATCATGTCTGTTTTTTCATTATCGGTTTTCTCAACAAAACCTATATTTTTCATAGGTTGACCAGACGTTGGGCTAATTTCTGTCTCATTTTCTGAAACCATTACAAGGCCAGAATCTTTATCCCAAAACACATTTTCTACAACAATGTCTGCTGCAGATCCTTTAAGAACATCTACACCATTAACTTTTTCAATAGAAATAATACTAGCAAATTGATTTGCTGGATTATCAACAAGTGAAAGTTCTATAAGATCATAATCTTTAATAATTCTAATTGGTTTATCCATTTTTTCATCATACCCATCGTCCCATTTGTTCATTTTTCCGCCGATTGAAAAACCTGTATATGTTCCATCCAACACTTTCTCCCACGCATTTTGTGCGCCTTTTGATACATATGCTGAAACAAAAACTCCAGAATAAAATTTTTTTGAATCTGGATCAAAGTACTTATCTTCTTTAAATGCAATCATTTTACCTACCGCAGAAGGCTGATGCATTTCACGAATGTTGCCTCTAAATTTAGAAAAAGCCATCAAACTAGCGTCAGTTGTAACAATATCA